AGCGGTTCGCGGAAGTCCCATGCCCAGTTCCACGTAACATGCCGCCACGGGCAGTTCCCGGTCCCCATCTGCGTCGTGATGTCCACAACGTCAATGGCACCCATCCCGACGAACCGGGCCGCATTCGAAAGGCCAGTCATTCGGTTGAACTGCACTTCGTAACCGGAATCGAACGTGGTTTTCCGCTTGTTGATGATCTTCTGCAACGCGACCGTTCTGCGATATGAACTTGAGTTGTCGGTCCACTTGGCCCGTCCCAATTCGCGAAGGGTCGTTGTTACAAGGTCGGCGTCATTGGCTGCTTGAAAAGCCATGATTTATATCCTCGGAGGTTGTGGAGAAATTTAATCAGGCAATTCATCGTGTTCCGATGTATCGCCGTCCGTTGCCTGCCGTTCGAAGTGCTGTTTCACGGCGTCTTCGGCGGCTTTCTGTCCCTTCGGCTGGGGTTTCGTGGCCCGGACCGTTGGAGTTGTAGTTGTCGCATTGGCGAATTCTTCGACTTTTGGATCAGCTTTTTGTTCGGGCCGAGGATCTAAGCCGCCGAACAATGCTGATGTGACTTTATCAAAACATTTGCCAAGTGGCATATTGGGATTCGCTTTACGCATTTCCGCCATTGCATTGATCACCGTTTTCCGGCGAAGCAATTCCGGCGTTCCTTCCTGCATATCGAACCGCGATCCGTCCCCGAAAATCTTCGGTTGTTTGACAAACAACTGGTCCAGTTTGTCGTAATTCTCGTTCATTGTTCGTGTGCGAATCTCGTTCTCGATGCCGCCAATCTTTTCCAGATACGGGGCAAAATGGTTGTACAGACCTTTCACAATGTCGAGTCCAATCTCCTCGGCCGTCGCGTCCGGCCCCCATTTCTTCGAGTCGATGCCAAACTGTTCCAGCGTGATTTCCTTGCTGGCCGGCAGCGGCTGGGTTTGCGGTTGCGTCTGATCGGCCTGATCCTGGCGAACAAACTGCCCGGTGTTTGGATCGCGGACTCGCTGAACGTCCCGGTCGACTGTTTCCGCTTTCCGAGTCGATGCGACGGTCTGAACCGCTTCTTTGAGTTCGGCAACCGACATCGAATCGTATTCTTCTTTCGAGATCCCGACGCTCTTTGCCGAGTTGATCAGCCATTGAGGTTTTGCGGCCGGTGCGACCGCTTTCTCGATCTGGCTGACTTTCTTTTCCGGCGGATTGCTCGATTCGTCTTCCGGCATTTCGAACCGTTCGAGCAGTTGAGTTCCGGCGTCTTCTTTTTCCGCTGGCATGGTGAGCCCCTTAAATGAAAAAACGCGAAGGCGAAATGCCTCCGCGTCGATTGGTAGCCGCCCATCGGCCCTAACCGACAAACGAGATTGTATAGTTCATCGTTGAGCCGGAGTAATTGCCGATGTAGATGGAAGCCAGTTGTTGAAGTGATGGCGTTGCCCCGCCAGTGATCGGAGTGGTATTTGCCGCGGCTAAAATCCCATCGTAACTCATGACAAACGGGACCAATGCTTTGCACTTCAAAATGACGTTCGTTGATGATCCGATGAGTTGAATGTCTGAATCCTGATCGGCCCAATAGTGCATGTAACTCCACGGTTGGGTTACTGTCAACGAATCAAGAACCTGTTGAACCGTCGCCGTTAAAAGTTGGCCTGTCACGTCCGACACATTCCCGGTAACGGAAATCGGATATTCCGTCTTGGGGTCATCCGTCGCGTTGCCCTGCTTCCCCATGTGGGATCGGCCTTGGGCCACGACGGAAAAGTAGTTGGAAATGTTCAGATTAACGGACATGATCAATACCCGGAGTATGAGTTGCGGTCGTGATACCCGTACGCTCGAAGATACGCCTTTCGATGCCCGGCGTCACGAAGAATTGGCCGTCCGCTTTTCGTGAACTCGGTTGGCACGCCGCGTTTGACCGAATCTTCCTGAGCGGCTTTGACTTGCTTCGAGTGAACCGCGAGGGCAACCGATTTGATCGGATACCCACGCTTCATGCTCCTCGGCCGCTTGATCACTTCGCCGTTGCCGACCTTTGGCCGATCGCGTTCAACGGACTGATCGAATTCCTTTTCCGTCACCTGCTTGCCGTCGAGGAAGTAGCAACGGACGCCTTTGATCTTCTTGATCACCTTTTTCATTGGCCTACCTTCGTGGTTCCTTGGTTGTTGGATTGGCTTTGCAGCAATTGCTGCGTGACCTTGCTTTGCCCCTGATCTGTTTTTTCAGAGGCATTGATCCGATTGTACGTCCGCGAAGAAGTCGGCGATTTACCCGGAGTCTCTTCACCTTCTCCCTGATCGCCAGCCGGTTCGGGAACCTGAATCGACTGGATGATGTCGGTCAACTCTGGGCTGTTGGCGTGAGTCGCAATGATTTTCAAGTAGGTATTGAGGTCAAACGTGATGCCCTGTTGCTGCATCATCGGCATCAGCGGAATGATAATCTGCGATACCGTCTGATTCAGGAACGCCAGTTTTTGTTCCGGCGTCTGGAATTGCAGTGAGTACGGGTCGACCTTCAACTTCAAATCTTCGAACGGAACCGATTGCCGCATTTGCGGAGTGACCGTCCGCTTGATTGGATTCGGCAGCCCTTCGATTGGATGATAGGCATCCATCGTGTATTGAGGGTGATGATGCCAGTACCAACACAGCGATTCGAGAACGCGAGACGTTCCAGAAACGACCGCTTGCTGCATGGACTGGATGGACGCCGACGAGTTGGCGTTCAACATCTTGTCTTGTGTTGCCGTCCGCGATTGGGCTCCGAGCCCGCCAAGCATTTCAACGTTGCCGCCAAGTTTGTTCAAAAACTCCCAAAGGTAAGAAGTGAACTGTTGGTTATTCTGATTCGGACCGCCAAACTCAATCGGTGTCAGCTTGTTCGGATGATCGAGACGAATTGCTTCGCCATCGCGGGCCTCGGTAATCCGCTGCACGTCGCTATCGCCGTCGCCCTGTGCGCCAAGCAATGACTTCTGTCGTTTGGCCTGATTGATCAGTTTTTGAAGCATCCCGTTCAATGCTTCGTCCATGTCGATAAGATCCTGAATCGGACCTTTCGGCATGGCATTTCCGCTGACCGGCGGCATCAGCGTGAGGTAATGGTAAGGACCGCAGTACGGCCCGACGTAGTTTTTGATTTCCAACAGTTCGCTTTTCTCGGTCACATCCGGGGTATCCCCGTCGTCGGAAATCATCGTCAGGATGACCTTTTCCATCGGCAGGTAGATTTCCCACACATCGACGTATTCGTAAGCCTCTTCCAGTTCTCCGGAAATGAATTGCCGGCCGAGCATCGAGATCCGTTCGTCGCCAGGCTGGTTGTACTGCCGATCAAGAGTTGGCTTCAATTTCTTCCGCTTTGCCGCGTCGTACAACTTCGAGTTGCGAAGCGAAGCGATCGGCAAACGAGAACGGTGTCCGCACCATGCGAGTTGATCAAGCGAACGAGCGTTCGGGTCCATCACCCAATCGTCGAGGTCGACCGCGATTGCATACGGCTGGCCGACAGTGAACTTCCACCCGCTTTTTTCCGATTCGCTGGGAGTGGTGATCCCGACTTTCATTACCGCCATGCCGTAGATCGAGTCAATGACCCACCGCTTCAAATGCTCCATCAAACCCATCTGCTCAATTTCCGGATTGGCCCATAACTCCATTGCGGAAACAACGGCTTTGGCTTTGACGTTCATCGTCGAAAGCTGCACCCGCGGCGAATTGGCAATCAGCGAATGGGAAATGATCGAAAGGTACATCGACAGGAAGTTGATCGGCCGCTTCACCAATGCGGTTTCAGTCGACCATTGATCGCCAGCATATTTTCGTACCGCTTCTAGTCGCGATACCCGATGTGGTTCAAGTGTTCGACGGGACGCCCTCATTGAAGAACACAGACGGCCAAGGTCCACTTCCAAATGCCGTTGTTTCGCCATCGCTCGCTCCTAGTACCATGCTTGATTCTGTCGTTCGAGCATTTTCCGGTAAGCGATTCGGCCAGCGATGGATGTTGGGATCGGCAAGTTCTCTTCGGCCTTCTTTTCTTCCGTGGCAATCTTCGCGTATCGTCGTGCGAGATACCACGTTACCGCATCGGCTACCACCTGATCCCCGTGATTCGAACCTTCCGCACTCGCATCGTTGTTCTTCTTCGCTCTCGGATGCTCAACGCTGCCATTGGCATGAACATAGGATAGCGTTTCTTCCAATGCCGACCGATCCGGATTTGCGAACTGACCGCTCTTGAGAGCGAACAAGTATTGGTTGTGGAGATCGAGCCGGGTTGTCGGCGAGGAATACCAACCGGGAGTCTGGCTTTCCTTTTCGTCCTCCTCAAACTCTTTTTTCTTCCAGTAAATCCGGTTGAAGCCAATCTCTTTTACCACTTCCTGACCAAAGGTGATACCCGGTCCGTTGGCTTCCCAAATCAGGTACGCCGGCGATCCGCTTGCATCGCAGAACAACCGGCAAAGCGACACCGCGATCCGGGCAAACTGTTTCGGATCGACCCGGTTGTCCATGAACTTCCCAATCTTTGTTCCCCGTGCGGTATCAAAGAACGTGAGACAGCTTGGCGTTGCACATTGGCCGTTCGCCACGTCCCCACCGATCACGTACACGCTGGGTGGAACGTGACAGAGCTTTCCTGAACCATCAAGCCCAGGATTCAACCAAAGACTGATCGGCCCTGTTCCCTCTTCGAGTTCGCGGGGGATGAACCTCTGCTCGTCGTAAACCAATCGGCCGGTCCAGACGGGAAGAGTGGATTTTGCCATCAGCGATTTGACCACAATCGGATCGTAGAACTGCGAACTGGAGCCGGTCGGATTGATGTCCAGTTCCATCGCCACCTGACGGACCGTCCCGATTTCCTTCGCTTTCTTGTCGTACCAGATCGACCGAATGCCTGGGCATGGTCCGCCCGTGGGATTCCCGGTGCGATCGAACGCATAGTCCGCAGGGAACGGATTGACCGGCTGTTTCGTTTCGAGAAGGCAATCCTGATCCGGGTCGTAAATCCAATACCGCACAACGCCGAGATCAGTATCGAACGAGTAAAGGTGCGTGTTCTTTCTCGGATGCCGGGTCCAGTGCATTTGAATCTGCACAATCTCCGGCGTCTTCGTCAGGTTGTAAAACTCGGTCCCAACCCCCTGATGCGTTCCGTTAAAGAACCGGCAATCGGCAATGTTGGCCGTATTCTGCCGAACGGCCGCATCCTCCTTGATGACCGAGTATTCATCAACGAATACCACGCTTGCACGACCACCGGCTCCGGAAACGCCAGTAGAAGCAACCCCTGTAATTTCCGAACCCGTACGAGGGTATGAGAAATTGAATTTGACATCATCCACTTCGCCTCGAAGCCAGTCGGGAATGTGCTCATGGATGAACCGGATTTTGGCAAAGAGCGAGTTCTTTGACGCATTGTCAACCGCTTCCGCACTTCGGCTGATGTCCAGCAATTGAAAGTTATCGTGAAACATTCCGAGCCAAACTTGGAAAATGATGAACATCCAACTGGCACCCATGTCACGGCTCTTTTCAATCACCGCCGTTTGGCTGTTCTCGTAACACCACAGCACGCCGCG